GCATTTTTAGAGAGCGTTGTTATCCCAGCTGCTAGGCAGTTGGCCGAAGAGCGAAGTGGCTCTGTCATCAAGCCAGCCAGATATCAACAAACACTTTCTGAATTTCCCCGTTCTGGCGGTAGTTCGCTGGCACCTTTCACCCGTTCAAGTAATAGTTTGCCAATCAAATTCGCTCGCGGATTGATTGAGTCAGTGGAATCGGTTTCTTACATAGACATAAGCGGTGTAAATAAGAGCCTAGATGTTTCAAAGCTGAGCATTGTCAAGATTGATCAAGCAAATGTTCAGCTTTGTCCCAACGCTGGTGGTGATTGGCCTCAAACCGCAAATGTGTCCAACGCGGTGACCATCACCTATTTGGCTGGCATGTTGCCAGAGAAATTCGCAACCCAATTTCCAAGTGTGATTCATTGGATTTTGCTTGCTTGCGGATGGGCTTACGAAAACCGTGAAATGTTTTTAACAGGCAAGGGAACTGCAATCGAAATACCAGCAGGTTATGCAGATTCACTGCTCAAGCCAATCACTATTTCTACAAGATTTTGAGAGATAAAAATGAATCAGATACCTACTAAACACGCGATATCTGGCATAGATGCCAATGGCAATCCAGTTTATAGAGAGGTTGTCGTTGTTGTAAACCCTGACGGGACTCCGATTAGCGGTGGCGGCGGCGGTGGCTCTATCAACACATCCGGCTTAGCCACTGAAACCAACCAGTTGCTCATGCTTGACAGTGTGGTACGTGAGTCCGCACGATCGCAAAACGTTGCTGTTCAAGCATCAGAAGGTGTTGCTAGCGTTCGTGTTACCTCATACACGTTGATGGATCAATTCAAGAGTATCGATTCACAAAGTGGCTTCAATGTTGGCGACATAGTGCTCAGATTCACGACCTACAACACGTTTTCTAACCCACACCTACTCCCAAAATTTTGGGCGATTCGCGGTCTTGTCCGGTGGGTCAGAATTTTTGATTCCATATCAAATATTGATGTGAATGAATTACTTAGCAACGGCATGAACACAGATTTTGCGATCTCTGAAGTTTCAGATGTCGTAAACGAAACAGTGTTCGAAAGAACGCTGCAACGGCGCGCCTTGGATGCAAACTTAGTTGAATCGTTTCAAAACGCGACAGAAACAAGAACAGTTCAGGCGAGCCACACCTATCCATACCCGTCAATTTATGACTCGGGGTGGATTTAATTTAACTTAAAAAAGGAAAAATCATGGCAGGTAAATCTTTAGCCGAAACCACCGCAGCAGTTAATTCTGCACTGGCAGCTGTAAACGGTGATGCAGCAACTACTCGCGACGCAATCTTGGCACTTGCTGCTAAGCAAGAGGCATCTAATGCAGCGATCCACGCATCATTGGCATCGCTGCGTAATGTGGTTGTGCAAATTGCAACTTCATTGTCTACATCAGGTGCTGATGTTGATGGCACCTTGTTGACAAGCGCTCAGGCTGTCGATGTGCCTGACTTTGACGCTGCTACAGGTGGCTCAGGCCAATCTTAATATGGCACTAAGAGACGCTTACTCAGCCGTCTCTTCCCCAGATTTCCCGACCTCTTCGGGGGTCTGGGGTTCTGACATTTTTTCGCTTATTTACCAACTGGCTAACGGTATAGAGGTGTTTGCTAAGGCGCACTCAGTTGAGCCAATAGAGCAATCCATACCAAACTTCGACGAGGCCACAAATGATCAATCTCAATAATGTAGGCAGAAATAAATCTGTCATACCGCTTGATCCTGCAAAAGACAAGGTGGGTGTCGAGGGTGGTAATACAACGCCGGTTCAGGTGGAAATCGTCGGCAACCCCAATCTGGCGACAGAGAACGGAACACTCCAAGATATCAAAAACCTGTTGTCCGATGTGGCAACAGAGACATCGGCGGCTGCAATACTGGCCGCCCTTGCTGGCACGCTTAAAGTTAACGAGCCAAATGCGGCTCGTGAAACAACTTTGCAGAATTTGCTACGAGCCACACAAAACATTGCATCGTCCGTTTGGACGGATGACAGCGGTGCTTACTACATACAACGGCAGAATACAGATCCTTCGACTGGACAAACGACAATCACATATACAGACGGACAAGGTAATCCGTCGACACCGGGTTCCGGTTTGAAGCCTGCGAGCGCTGGTGCCATGTCACTTAGCGAGTTTGCGTCATATTGGGTCGCAATAGCTGCCGGTACAGGCTATGTCATTGGAGATTCGATTGCTCAGCTGAATGTTTACAACATCAGCACATCTCCACCGACTCAAGTTTTGACGGCATGGATCAACATCAACAGCGGCGTGACGCTCACAAGTGCGCCACCTGCGGCACACATTGAGCCAAGAGCCAACAACATCACGGTAGCAAATCCTTTTATTAATGTTGAAGCGCCTAACGGTTTACCGTTGCCACAAAATGCGGCCAAGGAGACAGGCGGTGCTCTAGAAGCGATCAAGACGGCAGCGTTAGCTCTGGCAAAGGAAACAACGGCTCAGGCTGCTCATGCAACCGCACAAGGCATGTTGAGCGTGCTTGGTGCGCCCAGTGATCCAGCCTACGGCGGCACCGGAGCGGCCACCATTGATGCCGTATTGAAGGGGCTTTATGCGCGTCTCGCAGCAATTGAGGGTCGGATGCCTATAGGCCCTGCAATTGAAAACGGCAATTTACTTGCACTAGCCAATGTCCTAGGCACAAAAGCTGATGCCGCATGGATCGGCGCAGGAGATGGAACTCAAAATGCAATATTGAAGTCTATTTTTGCAAGCTTAAAGCCGAATGTAGTTGTAATTGAATGCTTTTCGATCACATCGAACAATTTTAATCCAAGTGGTGGAACAAAAATTCGGGTTGCGACTTTTGAGAATGTAGGGACCGCATCGGCCATCATCAGGCCTTCATTTGGCAGTGGCACAGGTTTTTATTCTCTCGATCCTGGGAAATCAATTGAATTTCGCGCCGGGTGGAACGACACATACCTTGGTTTTAGGGTAGATGCAGTCGGAACCACAGTGAACTCCATCATTGAGAGGTACGTGTAATGGCAAAAATAACGGCCATCCCTCTGCCTACATTTCAGGCGTTTGCCAATCACAGTATTTGGGTTGCTACGCCTTTTGGAATTGATTTCTGTTTAAACATTACAGAGAAGCAGTTTCAATTTAGAAATTCAACTGGTGGAACTATCAACATTTATATCCAAAATGGGTACAACGCAAACCCTACTTTTGCATCTATTTCATCAAGAACTATTGTCAACATGGTGAACAATGCACAAGATTTTATTACTGCAAATATGGGTGTTAATTTTGGGTTTGCGAGCGACATTGAATTTGCACGAATCAGATTTGGAACTTTAGACCAATTCTTGCAAGGCAAACATAGTGAAATTGAAGTTTGCATGACCATCGGAAGTGGCTATAACAATAACTTTTTCGAAGTGAAAAAACTTAGATGACATCTTGAGTGGTTAGTTGATCACTTAGACAAATAAATAAGGATGGCTATGAGCAGCAAAGACAGCCTAAGCCCGTTTGTAAAAAAACTCGCAACAGTTATTGGCGTGACGCAATTTACGCTATCTTCCAAATCATCATTTGCCGCAGTTGCAACAGGTGCGACAGCAGCATTCACATCATCGGCACTTGGGTTTGACCCTTTGGCGTGGGGCATTGGTGGTTTGGGTGGAGCATTCATTTGTCTGCGCGGTGAGCCGTTGCCTCGCAAAGAGGCGGCAGCAAACATTATGTTGTCAATCATGCTCGGTGGTATTGCATCACCAGTGGCATACGCAATGGTGGCAGCACAGTATCCACAGCTTGCAAATATCCCAGGTCAATATTTGATTGCGATCATTTTTTGCTTTGGTTGGCCACAAATTACCAAAATAATGGTCTCACTTCTAATTCGTAGGTATGGAAACAATGTCAACAATTGAAGTAACAACAGCAATTCGAGTTTGCTGTGCACTGCTATCGCTTGCTACAGTCATTCACTTTGGTTTCATTTGCAATTTTCTGAATCAGAAAGCAACGCTGAAAATAAAAGTTTCAGCTGCTATTTCTGTAGCGACAGGCGCAATGTTGCTCGGTTGCACAATTAACAATGAAAAGCCTGAAGAGTTGATGTTGCACTTGGTTTCCATGTCTGTTGCCTTCATGATTTACGAAGTGTCAAAATGGGTTGATGGCATGCACATTGGCCGCTTCTATGCCAAAAGAAGGGTAGTGAAGGTATGAGAGCAGGTGATTTAGACAGCCGGATCACTGTGATGGCGCAAGATACACAGCAAGATAGTATCGGCCAGCCTTTAGATGTATGGGCGGACTTTCTATCGACATGGGCTGATATCCGGTACCAGAGTGGATTGCAGCGTCTAAGTGCTGATGCGATCAATGCAGGAACTCGGTGCAGCATGCGCGTTCGTCGCGGCAACCGAACCAAACTCATAGCGATAGGCATGCGAGTTAGGGCAAACGATGAGGTCTTTGAAATACTCGATGTCCTGCCACAAGATAGGGTCGGAATTGACTTAATCTGTGAGGCAGTTCGATGAGTTCATTTTCAATTAGCTTAGACAACCTTGGAATCAAAGCGCAACTAGCTGGATTCAAAGATGATATTGCAGAAGCGCTTAGGCCTGCAGCACAGTCTGGTGCGAAAGTTGTTTACCAAGAAGTGAAAAAGAACATAAGCCTTATTGGCTATAAAACTGGCAATCTGTCTCGTTCCATTTATCAGGCTTACAGTAAAGACAATAGCGTTGAAGGCAAGGTGCAAACCTATCACATAAGTTGGAACGCAACAAAGGCACCACATGGCCATTTGGTTGAATACGGTCATGTTCAAACGCATGTGACTGTTATAAGCAAAAAAACAGGAAAGTGGATAACGCTTAAAAACAGACCTTTATCAAGCCCGAAGATTGTTGGAGCAAGACCATTTGTCAGACCAGCGATGTCGAAATTCCCGCTGGCACTTGAAGTTGCAAAAACAAGATTCTTCGAAGAGCTAAAGAGTTTCAAATGACGCTACACATTGAAAAAACTTTGTATGAAGTGTTGCGTACAGTCTGCCCTCGTGTTTTTCCAGATGTGGCACCTGTTAAAACTCCTCTTCCGTATGTTGTGTATCAACAATATGGCGGGCAACCCGTGGTCTTTGTTGAGGGGGCATTGGCAGACAAGAGAAACTCATATATCCAAATAAATGTGTGGGGTTCTACACGTGAAGAATGCAACAAAATTTCATTGATGATTGAAACAGCTCTTGTGACAAGTCAATTACTTCAAGCAACACCTCTTAATGAGCTGAGTGCAACATTTGATGAGGATACAAGCGTTCGTGGATCGATGCAGGATTTCAGCATTTGGTCGCAACGAACATAGTCAACCTTTGTAATAAAACATTCAAACCCGCTTAATGCGGGTTTTTTTGTGCCCGAAAGGGATTTAAGCAGCCGCAAAGCAGAAATGTCTTGCGGTTTTTTTGTGCCCGTTTTGGGCTTTTTTGTCTAGGCATTTGTCTAGGAAAGGAAACATCATGGCCCAGGTACCAACCGGCTCAACTTTTCATGTCGCCTCCGCTTTTGGCGTTAATTTGCAAATCACGGATATCTCAAATGCACCCGAGGCAGTTGTGACATCCGCTGCGCATGGTCTCAGCAATGGAGATATTGTTGAAGTGTCATCAGGCTGGGGGCGCATCAATTTGCGTGCATTTCGTATCAAGAATGTGACGACTGACACTTTCAAATTAGAAGGTGCTGATACTTCAAATACTAATTTCTTCCCGCCCGGAAATGGTGTTGGTTCTGTTCGTGAAGTTTCCACCTTTACTCAAGTGACAACGGTGATGAATCCTTCGAGCACTGGTGGGGACCCTAAAAAAGTTCAATATAAATTTGTTGAGTCTGATGTCGAATACAGCATCAATGATGGCTTCACAGCCACAGACTACTCAATGGACCTAGACGCGGATTCCATTGGTACGCCTGGCTATGAGGCTCTTAAAGAATTGACCGAATTACAGACAAACACCATTTTGAAAGTCTTGACAAGATCAGGTTCAATTTTGTTGGTGCCATGCACCGTGGCATTGAATGAATCTGTTTCTTTCCAAGACGGACAAATCAACCGAGTGAAGGCCACATTCTCCGGTAACAACCGTGGTACTCGTTACGCCGCTTAATCACTTTTAAAAAGATGATGCACCGACTCGGGCAGGTTCGCTCCTTTTGCGGGGGCGGCCTGTCTGGGCACGGGCTTTTTCCAACCCCCGCAATAAAGGAATTCAAATGAGCAAGATTAAATTGGGTCAACGCCCACAGAACTTCAAGAAAGTCATCAAATTTCCAATGCTCGATGGCACAACCGGTTCGATCCAGGTGACCTACAAATACAGAACTCGCAGCGAATTTGGGCAATTCATTGACCAAATGATGGCTGATGCCGGTGCTGTGAAAAGTAGTGATCCTGACGCCGAATTCAGCATGGCCGAGTTGATGACAAAGACTGCTGGTGCAAACGCTGACTATTTGCTTGAGGTAATTGAGGAATGGAACCTTGATGAGCCTTTGTCAAAAGATGCAGCCCAACAGCTAGCAGACGAAGTTCCAGCTGCTGCAATGGCAATCATGGAAACCTATCGTCTCGCAATTACTGAAGGTCGGTTGGGAAACTAAAAGAGGCGGCTCGGGCCGCCTTTACACGATTACCAGCGCTCGAGGAGATGCGGGCAGCTGGTTTTGAGCCCGAGGACTATGAAACAGACCCTGTTGATGTGTGGCCTGAAAACTGGCCAGCATGGGACTTGTTTTGCATGGTTAGCACCCAATGGCGCACTGGCGGCATGGGTTCATACATCGGTCTTGACTATGGGCCGCTTTTTGTCGTCATGGATCGCCGCGGGATAACAGATGACGATTGGATCGCCGTGTTCAGTGACATTCGTGTGATTGAGGCTGAAGCTTTGGACACAATTAGAGGGCAGCAGGAATGACCGACTCAAGAAAAGCACAGCTAGAAATTGATGTTAATTCAACGCCTTCCGAAAAAGGTTTTGAGCGAATTGAGCGGGCTGCGGACAAGACCGCGCGCTCTGTGGCCTCTTCGGCATCTGTTGCAGCAAAAGGAATCGACGGGATTGGCAATGGCGCTACTACTGGCGCAAAGAAAATAGACAACGCCACGAAGAGCATTATTTCGAGCGTTCAAAGAGCGACGGCTGTCATTGAGGCCGGTGAAAAGGGAACGACAAAATATTTTGAGTCTATTGCTGCGCAGCGCGGTGCAAACATTGATGTTTTAAAGCCGTATTTAGCGCAATTAGATGCTGCTAAGGCCAAGCAAGATGCTGCTGCCGGATCGCTCAACAACATGGGCATGTCCGCTAAGCAGACGGCTGCGGCTATTCGTGGTGTACCAGCTCAATTCACAGATATCGTTACAAGTTTGCAGGGTGGTCAAGCACCATTGACCGTGCTTTTGCAGCAGGGCGGACAGCTCAAAGATATGTTTGGAGGCATCGGAAACGCTGCTAGAGCGCTGGGCGGCTATGTTGCTGGTTTGATGACGCCGTTCACTGTACTTGCCGGAGCTGCTGCTGCTGTTGGTGTTGCTTGGTATCAGGGCGCTCGTGAGGCCGAGGCATACAGCAAAGCATTGATTTTGTCTGGCAATGCTGCCGGTACAACATCCGGCCAAATGCAACTTATGGCGAACGGAATCGCTAGTATTTCTGGTACTCAGGGCGCAGCGGCTGAAGCCTTGGCTTTATTTGCCCAGAATTCAAAGGTCGGTAGTTCTAATCTTGAGGAATTCACTGGCGCCGCATTGCGTTTTTCAAAAGTGACAGGGCAATCGGTTGATGATATTGCCAAGCAATTCGCAGACCTTGCAAAAGACCCTTTGGAAGCATCGTTGAAGTTGAACGATGGCATGAATTATTTGACCATCTCAACTTATAACCAGATCAAGGCATTAACAGAGCAGGGGCGCGTAACTGAAGCTGCTAATGTTGCGCAAAAAGCATTTGCCGACACGATTAATTCTCGTGGTGGTGAAATGAAAGCTAATTTAGGAACTATTGAGAAATCTTGGGAAGCAATTGCTGGTTTTGTCAAACAAGCTTACGACAACGCTAAAAATTTTGGCCGTGACTCTAAAGAGAGCGAGATCGATGCAATAAGAGCGGAAATATTGAAACGCGAATCTGCTGCAAAGGGTATGTATGAGGGCTCAATGTTTGGCCAACAAAATGCTAAAGAGTTACAAGTATTACGAGATAGAGAATCAATTCTTGTCCGTCAAATAAGCGAAGAGAGAGAAAGCGCTCGTCTGCAAGGTGAAAGTGCAGCTCGCGTAAAAGCGAGGGCAGAGGCTGACAAAGATGGGTTGAAGTATTTGTCTGAGCGTCAGCGAATGGAGCGTGACATCGCTCAGCAAACAGACACACTTACTCGTGCTGGTGCAAGTCGCGTAGAAATCGAAGAGCGCATTGCACAAATCAAATCAAGCTACGCGCAAAAGAATATTGGCGACCAAAACGAAGTTGCTGACATACAGGCCAAGATTGATGCGTCTAAAGAGTACATTGCGCGCTTGAGCGATATGTCTATCCTGACGCCACAACTGACTGACGCAGAAAAGCAGTCACTGAAGATTCAGCGTGAATTAGAGGGTGCTATTACTGGCACAGCACGCGCAATGAAAGAGCAGGCCTTGGCCGCATCACAAGAGCTGATTGGTTTGGAGCGTGCTCAGGGTGCTCTTGAAGATGCAAGAGGCATTTATCAGAAGGCCTTGGCTCAGGAGTCAGCAAACTCAGTTTTGGGCAAGGGAACAACTGCTGTTGAGGCCTACACCTTGGCTGAATTTAGACGCCAAGCTGCTGAGGCGCAAGCTTCCGGCAAAAGTACACCTGAATATATTGCTGCGCTTGAGCAAAAAATCAGTGCACAAGAGCGATATGTTGCGGCTCTCAATGCGGCAGACTTTAAGACATTAAATGCTGGTTTGGATGAGTGGATGCGATCTAGTCGTGAAGCAGACAAGCTGTATTCAAACGAGGCACAGATGGTTGGTTTAACTAGCCTTGAGCGTGCAAAGATTGTGGCGCAGCGTCAGGTTGAATTGCAACTTGCAAAAGAAATTTCAAAAATTGATCAATCTGGCTTGAATGATTCAGAAAAAGAAACCTTACGACAAAAAGCGCGTGACACAGCGACTGTTGCTAGTGCGGCAGCAACTGCAAAAGCGGTTCAAGACGAGTGGACAAAGGTTACTGATCAGATAAACCAGAGCTTGACAGATTCATTGATGCGCGGCTTTGAAAGCGGGAAATCTTTTGCCAAAAGCTTTCGCGATGGCATAGTCAATATGTTTAAAACGATGGTTTTGCGGCCAGTTATCAACTTTGTAATGGCTCCAGTTGCTGGGGCATTGGCGTCTTTGATGGGCTTCTCTGGTGCTGCTGGGGCTTCTACTTTTGCTGGTGCAGGTGGTGGTGTAAGTCAGGCTGCGCAAACCATGAATATCGGGAGCACTATCAGTAATGTATATAGTGCTGTGACATCTAGTTTTACAGTTCTTGGGGACATGGTTGCGTTTGCAGCTCAAGACATTGCTGCATGGTTGCAAATGAATACAACCGGTGTGCTCAATAGTGCTGGTAGTAGCATCATGCAAGCTAGCGGCGCCTTGGGTACAGCTGCAAGTTATGCTGGTGGGGCACTTGCCGGATATGGAGTTGGCAAGGCCATCAGCGGCCAATATACAACGGCTCTTGGTAAGAACACGCTTGAGTTGACTGGTACAGCCATTGGTGCCATTTGGGGTCCACTTGGAGCTGCAATCGGTGGTGCATTGGGCGGCCTCGCCAACCGTGCCTTTGGCATGGGAGCTAAGCAATCACAGGATTATGGAATAAGAGGGAGTTTTTCAACATCAGGCGCGGATGTTCGGCAGTTCAGCCAATGGTTCCAAGAAGGCGGATGGTTCAGATCAAATCGATCGGGTACAGATTTCAGTGCTGTTAGCACAGAGCTAGATCAGTTCTTGGATGGCGCATTGCGAATGACAGCAAATGCAACACAAGAATATGCAAAGTTGGTTGGTCTTAGTGCTGATTCAATTTCTGGTTTCTCAAAAGAAATCAACATTAGTCTGAAAGGACTTGACGCAGCTGGACAAGAAAAAGCAATTGCAGAAGCGATCAGTAGCTTTGGCGATGACATGGCGAAGCAGCTTGTTGGAACATTGGTTCGATCAGGAGAGACTGCAAGCGCAGCGCTAACTAGACTTGCCACATCACTCTCAGGCGTCAACGATGTTTTAAAGATGCTCAATCAGACGGCACTTGATGTCAGCTTGCCAATGGCTGATGTAGCGTCTAAGTTGCTGGACCTATTTGGTGGTATGGATAAGTACACAGGTTTTGCGACGCAGTACCTGCAAGATTTTTACACAGAGCAAGAGCGAGTTACGCTTTCTGTTCGTAATGTTTCAGACGCGTTGTCAAAAATTGGTGTGACGATGCCTGCCACAAACGACGCTTATCGGAAATTGGTTGAGAGTCAAGATTTGACAACCGAGGCGGGGCGCAAAATGTATGCGTCGTTGCTGCAGCTTGCGCCTGCATTTGCTGAGGTAATCCGCTCGCAAGATCAGCTGAATGAGGCTGCGGAACGCACTGCGGAGGCTGCAAGGCAAGAAGCGCAAGCAAAAATTGAATCTTTGCGCGCAAGTGGTAAAAGTATCAGTGAATGGCTGACTGCATTAAAGATTAGTACAAGTCCAGGACCAGTTTCAATGACTTCGGCACGAAGTCAGTATTTGCAAACGCTGAATCTTGCGCGTGCAAATGATCAGTCTGCACTTGGTTCAATTACTGGCATGGCTGATCAATACATTGCTGTTGCAAAGGGTCAGGCGACTAGCAGTGCTGAATTCGCTGCAATTGTTGCGCAAGTTAGTTCAGAGGTCTCTAACTTACCAGCTGTAAAAAGTTATCAGCAAGAAACATTAGATGCACTCTTTGAAATCAAAAAATCAATTGGACTTGTTGGCGACGGTGTAACAATTCAGCTTCGGGACTTAGCTAGATCAACAGTTTTGGAGTTCAACAAGATTGATAAAAATTTAGATGGGCTTTTGACTTTTGAAGAGTTGTCAAAAGGATTGAGTGGAATTGCTACTGATGAACAAATTGCCAACTTGATTAAGTCAGTTGATCTAAATGGTGACGGTCAATTAAGCGCCCTTGAGCTTGTTAATGCAGCAGTTGACACCGTTGGCGAATACAGCGGGGCGACTATGAAAAATACTGCAGAAGCCTTGAAAGCTTCAGCAAAGCAGATCGAGGCGCTTGTCTACATGAATAACGACGGTCTTGTTGCGATTTCAAAAAACACTGCAGCAAGCCTTGATTACATGAATTCTATGCGTGAATTTTTGCGCAACATTGATGTGTCTACGGCTAAAACAGCTGCAAATCCGACAGTTATCAACCAATCTGGCGGCGGCGGAGGCATTATCGGGAAGATTGCTGGTTTTTTTGGTTTTGCCTCAGGCGGCGTATTTGGTGGCCAAGGAATTTACAACACCCCAACACCATTCATGTTCAATGGTGATCAGCTGGGTGTGATGGGCGAGGCTGGCCCCGAGGCTGTGATGCCGCTTGAGCGCATGTCTGACGGTGCGCTTGGTGTCAGGGCATTGCCGACAAATATTTACGCGCAAAAAGATTCGGATGGAGTAGCTGCTTTAGTTGTAGAAATTGCTAAATTGCGCCAAGAGAATGCTGCACAGGCCTCTGCCATTGTTGGATTGCAGCTGCGACAAACAAAAATGCTAGAGCGATGGGACGGTAATGGATTGCCAGAGACAAGGGAGGTTGTATGAGCAGCCTTTTAGTTGTTGAGCCAATTCAGATCACTGATGCCGATCTTGTGAGCTCGAATGTACCTGAAACCGATTTTCTACCGTGGTCTTCAACTACATCTTATGCAGCTGGTGATCGTGTGATATTGGCAAGCACACACAGTGTTTACCAGTCCTTGCAGGCCGGTAATTTGAATAAACCGCCAGAAGCAGAAACTACATGGTGGGTTGCCGTCAGGCCGACTAATAGGTGGGCAGTTTTTGATACATCAAACAGCACAAAAACTACTGTGCCTAGTGGTCAGACAAAGATTTCGTACGAAATTAAAGCGTCTCTAGTTAACAGCGTTTCGATATTAAACATCTCTGGCGCAGGATCGGCTACTGTATCGGTTCGTAATGATGCCGGAATTGTCATTTACGCTAAAACAGTTTCACTCACAAGTGTCCAGTCATCTTCAGATTGGTGGGCTTGGTTCTTTGGTGAGAGAAAACCAAAATCACAAGTAGTCTTGACTGATTTACAGATGCAATTAAACGCAACCATAAGCATTGATTTATATGGAGGCGCTGATCTTTCTGTCGGGGTGATTCTGTTGGGCAGATTAAGGAGCTTCGGCAAAGGCGTTTTGAGTGGCGCTCGTGTTGGAATTCAAGACTATAGCCGCAAGGAACGAAATGATTTCGGCGACATGATTATCGTTGAGAGAGCATTTGCCAGGCGAGCAAACTTGCAGATTGTTTTGGGTGCAAATGAAGTCGATTCAATGATTGACTTCATGTCAACCGTTCGAGCTAAGCCGTGCTTGTGGATTGCTGGAACATATGAATCACTTGTGATTTTTGGTTTTTACAAGTCTTTTGAAACACTCATCCCATATGCAACACATTCTGAATTTTCTCTCGAACTAGAAGGACTAACATGAAGCAAATTAGAAGCCTGCCAGCGGCTCCGTTATCTACGGATAGCCAAAATGTCTTTAACAACAAGGCATTCGCACTTGTTGATGCGCTAGATGATTTTGTACTAGATACAAACGAAGTCGCCGCAGAGCTCAACTCGCTTTCTCAAAATGTATCAAGTAATGCGCTTTCTGCAAAACAGAGCTCCGATCAGTCTGCAAGTTATCTGACTTCTATAATTAATAGTCCAAATACTAGAGCCACAAGTACATCTGGAATTTTGATTGGTATTGGTACAAAAAACTTTACCCTCACGCAAACAGGAAAGAATTTCCTTCCTGGACAATTTGTGCAAATTGTTAACAGTGCAGAAAAATGGATGCTTGGTGCGGTTACTTCATTCAACGCTTTTACTGGTGCAATAGTAGTGGATGTCGTAAAGTCTAAAGGAAATGGTGAAACGTTTTTTTCTTGGACGATTACTCTGTCTAATCCAACGCCGCTTGAAGATTGTGTTGTTGCAATTGCTTCAGCATTCGACTCTGGTGTTCCAACTGTGTTTGGTAGTAATTTTAAGAATGTCTCTGGCATCACATTTTTGTCTACTGGCAAATACATTGTTAACCTGAAAGAACCGTGTCCATCGAACACAGTTTTTCTTGCAAACTTTACAACAGCCACATCTCAACCTGACCTGACCGCGCGTGGTGGAAATGTGCAGATTAGTTTTTACGGTGGGTACTCTGCCATTCAAATGCAATTTTTTTCTGGGGCCGGTAATTTATTCACTCCAGGCAACGTTCTTTTGATGGCTTTTTCTTTTTGATGGATATGAAATGAACTGTATTGTTTACAAACAAGATAACGGTATCTTGGCTGTGTTTTTCCCAGTCCAAGAAACTGATCATGATGAAATGATTAATTTAGGCAAAAAAGTTGTGCCTGCTGGTAAGAAGTTCAAGGTCATTGATCGATCTCAATTGCCAACCGATATGACTTATCGAAATGCATGGACTGCCGACGATGCCGAGTTAACAGACGGTGTTGGTGAACTTTTATTGGAGTGATTATGGTTAATATCAAAATAAACAAAGATCTACTTTCCGATCATGAAAAAAAGTTGATCGGCATTGAGTTTGACGGTGTGATGTGTAGCACAACAAAAGAAGATCAAGATGCTCTGCTTGCAATTTACTTTGCGTATCAAATGCAAGGTGATGATTTTCAGCCGACTGTCTATAAATTTCAAAATGGAAATGAGTTGTTAATTACAAAAGACAACATAGAAAGATTCTCTTTGTCGTGGATACCGGCTAGGCAGAAATTCTTTGCTCCAAAAAAGAAGGCCTCCTCAAAATGACTATATGGCTTGCATCATTTCGAGGAAATCATAAAAACCTAGTCAATAGGTTTGGGTCTGAATTCATCCGTTTGATGTGCAAAGGTGTTTACTCTCACAATGAGATTGTGATCGGAGAGAGTCCATTCGAAGATGAGTGCCGTTGTATCTCATCGAGCTCAATCGAAGGTGGTGTGCGTGAAAAGCGTATGCAGCTCAATCAAGCCGATTGGGATGTCATCAGGGTAGATGCTGATATTGAACGGATTGAGTGGTGGATTGGTATTTACGACGGTCATCCCTTCGATTATTTCGGAACGGTCGCAGTTCGTCTGCCTTTCTTGGTGCGGGAGCATCCTACAAAATTTTTCTGTTCTGAGGCTTGTGGCGACATGCTTGGCCTTGATGAACCATGGAGACTTGATCCGTGTGGGTTGCATGTTGTCGCAGGTTCTTTTTTAGAAATACATGAATCCAGTTAAATAGGTACAACATATCACCAGCTCCCAAAAGGGGGCTTTTTTTTGCTTTGCATTTTATTGGAGTAGTAAATGATCGGCATTGATCGACGTCTTATTGCTGGACTATCTTTATCAGCAAGTGCCTTAGTGGCGCTTGTTATGCATGAAGGGTATACGGACCAAGCGGTGATCCCAGTTAAGGGTGATGTGCCGACCATTGGTTTTGGTAGCACTACTAGACCTGACGGTAGCCCAGTAAAAATGGGTGATACCACTACGCCACCAAAGGCTCTTGCTCGAGCGCTTATCGATGTGCAGCAGTTCGAAGGTGCTCTTAAGAACTGTGTACATGTGCCGCTGGCCCAGCATGAATACGACACATATGTGAGTTTTTCATACAACGTTGGCAGCCGTGCTTTTTGTGGATCAACGCTGGTCCGCAAACTCAATGATTCCGACTACGCCGGAGCATGTAACGAAGTGTTGCGCTGGCGATTTTTCCAAGGAAAAGATTGCGGTCTATCAGAAAACGCACGCCTATGCGGTGGGCTCGCAAAACGTCGGCTTGATGAGCACCGGCAATGTCTAGGAAACGCTCAGTAACTCTTCTGTCAACCTGAAAGGCAATTTATGAAACCATGGTATCTATCAAAAACTGTTTGGCTCAACATTTTCGCAGCGGCCCTATTAGGGGTCGAAGTTAATTTGAACCTGATACAGCCGCATGTTCCCGTCAACTTCTACCAGCTGATGGCCACAGCACTTCCTGTGATCAACCTGCTTCTGCGGTCGGTAACAAATACAGGGCTGACCCTTGCTAAGTCTGAATAAAGTTTTGATCGCTGCGACTTTTGCGTCATTTGCAGCCTTGGGCGGCATTTGGCTTGAAAGATCTGCCGAGGCGCGTGGCTACGCACGGGGTCTTGCCGAGGCGCACTCTATGGCTCAAGCGGCTGCAAACGATGTTGCGAAGCAAAGCGGGCAGTCATGCCTTGAGAAATTGACCACCATGAATGAGGCACAAAATGCGCGACAAAAACAACTTTCTGAGGCAAGGTCTGCCGGTAATCGTGCTCTTGACGAGCTTGGCCGGCTGCGCCAATACATCGCCACCGCACGTGTCAATCCAGTGCCAGCCGTTGACACCGCTTCCGGTGCCAGCAACAACGCAACCATCGCAGCAGAGTTACTCGAGCAATGCGGCGCGGAGCTTGTCGGAGTGGCGGCACAAGCTGACGGGCACGCAGCCGACTCGCTGATGTACCAACTTGCGTGGCCTAAAGAATGACGCACAAGTCCAAGATACAACCGGGACTTATTCAGGCGCGTAGTTGAAATATGCGCCATCCAGACTGAGTAGCCACAGAATGAAAGCGTCCAAAAAGTGAGGCGCGGACCAGATCAGTGTGGCAACCGCAGTGGCAACAATGATCGTGTTAATTAAAATATTTGGCATAAAAATTAACTATTATTG